TCTTGATTGGCTGAGTCACAAAGGTGACTGAATACAGCAGCATGGCAACAATGAACACAAGCACAAGTGTGACCATGACCACCACAAATGCCCAGACCCTGACCTCGATTGCGTCAGGGGATAGGTAATCTTTATTTGTTTTCAGGCTGTTGTCCAACTTGCTTCTCCAAAATGGGGGCAACTAGGTACTCTGGGCATTGTTGGCTGAACAAACAAGCTGGCTTCTGGCACTCCGGCTTGTAAAAGTTCTTAGGATTCTGACATGGATAACGATACCTATCCTCGCATCCAGCAAGGATCATGATGGTAGCAATAAGCAAGAATCTCATTTCACTAGACCAACAATCCTCTCAGCGATCGGCGCGGCCAACTCATCGGGCAGCTTTGGCAACAAGTCCAGCAACCAGATCGCACCGCATCCATAGCAAAACAATTTGAACCACTTGGCAAAGCCGTCCTGAATTTCCTTGCACCACCACTTGCTCATCGCCTTGGAAATGCAGACAGCATTGAATCAATCACACCAAGAATAATCAAGAACAGCGCCATCACTACTACACCAAATGCAATGATGATCTTGTTCATCGCCCGCAAACCGCAGCAGAGCAAAAGGTAATCGCTTCGTAAAAAGCCCATGCCAAGAAGATGCCAGCCACAATCACAATGCCAACCGCAAGAATGATCTGGTTGAGTTCTTCCTCTCGCCGTTTGCGCCTTGCCTCGGCAATGGCATCTTGCTTTGCGCCTTCAGCATCGGCAGCGTTCATCTCTGCCACCCGCTTCATGATGTTTTGCCAGATGTCCATGTTGTTGCTGGCAAAGAACAGACCTTGCAGTTCACGCTCAAAGTCAGCTTGTGCTTTAATGGCAAGTTCTAGTTCAATTGCCTTGCCCATGTTAGAGCCGCCTTTGCGCTTTGCTTCTCTGACTGCTTTGGTAGCCGTGGCCTTGGCATCAAAATACTTTCCGATCATCGGCCCCAGACTGGCAACATCGTCCACAGTCTTACTTGCCTTTTTGATTAAGGCAACTGCCGACTGTACTGCTGCTAGGGCGCTGACCGGATCGATCATATGCCAATCACTTTCTTCACGAACATTGCCGCCACGCCCGGCCCTAGAAACACCGCTGCAATAGTGATGTAAAGCAGTATCTCAATGCGACTCATGCGCTTGCTGCCATCATCGAGTCGCTTCTCGATTGCCTCATAACGCTTGGCGCATACTGCCTCATGCACCGAGAACCGTGTATCTAAGGATTCGTCACTCACGGCAACCCCGCTACATAAGCCTGTGCATCTGCCACTACATTGCCATCGGCATCCTGCAACTCTGCACCGTCAGCAATGGCTTGCTTGAAGGCTTGGTAGTCTGTGTTTGCGGGGTCGAACGGAATAGATGCATTATCAGCAATACGAATTAAAACATCAAATTCCGAATTTTTAATAAATTTATACATTTTATAACTCCGAAGACAAAATTAGTTTTGCTGTTGTATCGTTATTTGCTCGCATTGTTCCACCATAACCAGCAGTTGCACCACTAACATTTACATTAATTTTTGCTGTCATTTGTGTCGTTTCAGGACCACCAAGAGCCAAATTTGAAGCAGAAAAAGTGCTATTGCTAATTACTTGAAAATTTCCTGTTGATGTAAGAGTTGGTGCAGAACGCATAGTTACAGGAAAAATTAACGGCCCTTGAAAATCAGTGGTTGAATTAAAAAAGCCACTATAAAAATTAGAATATGAATTACCACCAGTTACATAACAATACCTCTGACACAAAGCCAACTCAGTCCCATAAGGTCTGTAATCAAAGCTAGTTGCAGAACTACCTACTTCTAGTTGAACTCCAGTAATGTAGAAGGTTGCTCCGTTTGAAGTTAATAAATTCACACATCCAGTCGCACCATAATAATCTCCAGTAGCCCATGAACCCGCACTTGTTGCATTTGAACTACCAACTTGAAGTTGCCAATAAACTGCTAAACCCATTCCATTGGTTGCTCCAACCCAAGTGCCAGATGTGTCACCAGCAATCGTTATACTTTTTTGTTCCCAAGTATCAGCGGCAGAAATTGAATATGTAAACGCATAGGCTTTATTTCCAGCAGAATTTTTTAATGCACCACCAAAAGTTCCAGTAGCAGAACTACGAACCCAAAAAGAAATAGTTATTGTTTTTGCATTAGCAGTTCCAAATCCTAAATCTGCTGTGTTATATCCCTCAATTTTTTGTTTAATTGTGTATAAATCTGAACTAGCACTAGATGTTGCCGCAGAAGAAGTAACTTTCAATGAAAAGTTAAAACCAGTTGGTGCGGTAGAAGATTGTTGAACTGTATATTTTCCTGTTGTTGATGAACCCGACCAACTATCTCCAGACCATCTATCTAAGTTATAAGCACCATCTGTTTGAGCAAAACTCGCCCCCGCATTTCTCTGGTCAATCACCATCGCACCATTTATGATGCGGTTGCGGAAGCCGATACCAGTAGAGGCATAAGTTGTTAAATTTGCGCTATATGCTTGAACATCTGTTCCGATTGCTAAACCAAGATTGGTGCGCGCATCAGATGCCGTAGCACCACCAGTTCCACCTTGTGCAATTGCTAAATTGAAAACATCAGTACTTTGATTCAATGAACCAATCGTAATCCAAGCATCATTGTCAGCATTTCTCTGTTTTAAGATGTTTGGACTTGCAGATGTATCAATCCAAAATTGATATGCAAATGTTGTAGAAGGGGCAGTTGAACCACTTGAATTACTAACCAATGCTTGTAAAGCATTATTTAGGTCAGCGCGAAAAGCAGGGAATCCCTGATTCGCAATAGACATATCATGTTGACTCATTTGTTACCTTTCAAGTTACCAGTTCCCCATAGCCTCGAGCAACATAATCGAAGGTTCGACTGACTGCTGTTCCGCTTGAGTTCCTGAATGTGATTGTAAAACCAGAAGCCGATTTAGACGAAATTTCGTAATAATCGCCTTGCTGAAGATTTTGTGCCGCAATCCCGATGGCTGGAGCAGCCTTAAATGCCGGAGAGAAGGTCACAGAATAGGCTCCAGCGCCGCTTGCAAGGTTGTCCCCACTCGTAATCCTGTCTGGCATATCAACGGTCACAGAGAGCGTTTTAACGCGAGGAGAAGAATCGCCATTTTGGGATGTCAAAACAATCTTAAACCTGAATGCCCTGGCTTTGTAATCGCCAACATAGAACTGCCTGTAATCTGTCCATGTTGGTGATCCGGCTGGGTTGTCCTCGGTCGTAGAGATATAAAAGATGACATTTGTATCGCCATAGGTGTTTGGATCACCATCAAATAAACCAGTTCTGGTATCAAAATCGCCCTCTGCGTCATCAAACAAATTCACATAATCCAAACGGTCAACAGTGATGTTTGCAGTTACACGCGATGTGTAAACAGAGCCGAGATCAACAGTGTTTGAGAAATAATAGGTTCCCTCTGTTGATATTGTTCCACCGCCTCCATCAAAATCGCCTGGATAATCATCAAAGTTCCCTGTTGCAGAATCAAAGTCAATAGATGTGTCAAGGATTAGATAACCATCCTCAGTTATATTTACTTCAGTTTTAGACCCTGCGAAAGTAGGAGATTCTGTGATTGTTTCAACAACATTTAAGCCTTGGATGCCATCAATGATTGCGACAATCTCAGCTGGATTCAACGATTCATTGCCGATCTTGTCGATTGCTTTAATAAAATAGGTTCCGGTCATTGCCGGAACTGAAGCAAACACTCCTGGCCGAGGAACCTTTGTCACCAAATCAATGGCATTGGCGTAATTCGCACCAGTTGTTTCTCTGGCATGACGAATCCGATAATGGCTTAGATCAAGATCAGGAACAGGCTCCCAAGTCAGATAAGCATTTGCGCCGACAACATTGATTGAGAATCCTGTCACATCTTGAGGTGGGGCTGTTTTACCAACAACCTCATGGTCATCTAATGTCCAATCAGAACGAACTCCGAATGAATTTATAGACCTTGCGCGAATGTTATAAGTCGCACCATCAACAGCATTGTTTAGTTCAAAGATTGTTCCGGTTGCTTGCCCTAAATTGATCCAATCTGTGTCAGATGATAGCTTCGCCTGAACTTCATAGTTATATTGGAAGGTTGATTCTCCAGACAAAGTTACAACAAGTTTTGTTATAACAGTCTCAGCGGCAATGTATAGAATATCTGTTGAGGTAACGCCTGGAGCAGTTACCAAGAATGGGTCTGGAAGATTTGTATTTGGGGCAAGATCAACAACAGTCTCTGATCCATTTGCCCAGGCATAAACGCCGCTTGCTGTTTCTCTGAGCGTAAGATTGACAACTGGAGTTGCACCGCCATCAGAATCAACAAATGAGAATGACCAATCAATGACCTCAAAGACTTTTTGATTCCAACCATACCGATCAAAAGACAAATAAACATTGTCTCCAGGCTGGAGCGAGAAAGCATTCAGGTTGCATGATAGATTCACAACAATCTGCTGCCGTGACTTCTCAAGATCAATCTTTGCTAGACGCTGGCAAGCCGCTGATGAAGTTGTGAATGGGAATTGTGTATCTTTCCAGATTTTCTCGTTGTCCTCTGCCTCATATAGCGAGTTTGTTACAGGCGGGAAACTGGCTACTTGATAAAGCGTCTCAGGCTCAGAATATGTCCCTTTGATAGCGTTGAAAATATCTCTGCGTGATTGAGAGCCTTGAACAGAAATCTGACCAACAACATCATCCTCTGTCAAGGTTACAGTTGGAGTTCTATATTCTGCGACTTTTAGAGTCCATTTGCCGCCAACATAAGACAGCATACCACCGCAAGAGGTGAGCATTTTGGATAGGATGTCTTTTGGTTGTTCGCCAGAGGAGAAAGCACCATTGATCGTGTATCTTGCCTCAGTAGAAGAATCGGCAAGGGTTATTGATTGATCACAAATATCTGCTGCATCCGAGAAAGAATCGTCATCAATCTCATCCTCTGTTGCAGCCATCCCATAATCAATGTCTGTCAAATAATCACGAATGCAGAGTGCGGCATTTGTTGAGTAAGCAGTTGTGTCTGTTCTTGGGTCATAGACTTTTTTGCCACGAATCTCTGCCGTAATGTTTGGCAATCCAAGAGGAAATTTGTCTGCGTCATAGACTAATTTTGCGCCGAGAGTTGCAATGCCTTTGAACTGGAATCCAGATGCTGTCGTGCCGGAGAACAACTCCATAGAACTTTGAGTGCTTGTTCCAAGCAAATAATCAAAGTTAATGACGCTTGTGCTTCCTTGGTAGTTGATTGTGTAAATGTTGCCGCTTGTGGTCAAAGGAAATTTGTCATCGTTCACATAAACATTGTCAATTCCTGTTATTTCATGGCCAGCCATTGCCATTGCCATATACATTGTTTCGTTCTTTGAACCTGTTGCTTCCATGTGAACGATTGTTCCACCAATCCTTGTTTTGCCATAAACAATATAAGCATTGCCAGCTGGTTCACGCTTTGAGACAAGTTGACCTCTTAATTGTTCTCCAATATCTGCTGCTTCTGGAGTGTCGGCAGTAAGATAGGAAACAGTCGAAATTGCCGCAGCGGTCAATGCCGCAGTTGTTACATAAGCTGAAAACGATGTTGAAAAAGTAACTCCAAGAGAAGTCCCGCCAGTATAAACAGCTGCCGCGACAACTGCCGCAACAACTACCGCCTTAAATACTGAATCAAAAAATCCCATTATCTACCCCAGGAAATCTGACGATCTTGCAAAGCACCAACACCTTGCAATGAGGTGTCGCCAGGATACCGCTCTAGTTGCTCTTCGCTTGTTAGCTTTCTCGTTCTTGGCCTTTCAAGATCAATCAAGACATTCTCAATGTTTATTTGAATCGTTGCAGTCTGCCCTGTCTCTGTGATTGTCATCACATCCATGCGTCCAGCAAAGATTTGATACATATCTGAAACAGGTTGATTTGATGAATCTAAAGCACCGACATAAATCTTTGCAGATCGTCCTCGATAGTTCTCACCAAGCAGGACAGCAATGATATTTGTGCTCAATCCAGAAAAGGTCAAATTTATGCCTTTTGCAGACAGATCGGTTGCTTCTGTGATTTCGTTGAAATTCAGGACATTTGCAGCACCATCCCAAACATAATTGTTTGCAGAAATCTGTCCATAGCCTGTCCAGAATCGCAATGTTCCAGAATCAAATGACAATTCAACTGCATAGAAAGGCTTGAGTTCAGTTGCCCCAAACTCGCTTGATAGTGCAGCCGGAAGTGTCCTAGCCATTACAGAGCCTCCCTAGCGGGAAAGGTTATTCCATAGATAGATGCTTCATTGATGTCCCATGCCTGTTGTCCATTTGCAAGACGAAAAACGCCCTTAGCGTTTGAGACCGTGATGGTTGCGTTATCTGATGGCGATGAACGAAGGTCTGGATAAATTGTTAGGGTTGCCTGACCAGAACCATTTGAATTCACATCATCCAAGACCTTATAAAGCTGTGCCGATGATGCAGACCCAAGCTGAATGTAATCACCTGCTTTCAAGATGCCTGTTGTGCTTGTTGTCCAGCCATCTGTCACCAATTCTTGCCCTGTTTGACTTGCCCCATTGACTAATGGCGTTCCGGTTGCAACTCCTCGAGGTGTTGCTGCATTCGGGTCTCCAAGAAGGAATGTTCCATAAGAACCACCAAGTTTCAGCAAGAATGAAATCCAATATTCAGCATCAACTCGCTTCATCGGAGGCAAAGTGATGTCTGCCTCCCAGAATTGACCAGGATATTTATAAACTTGTTGCTTTGCGGTAAAAGGTGACGATGAAATGCCAACAATGGAATTGGCAGTAAGCCTAACCTTTGCGATTCCAGCCGCAGTCGGAAGTGATAGAGGGTAAGAGATTGCCATTTATGCCATTGCCCTTCCAAACGAACCGCCCCTGCGTTTTGCATCTGCAACCGCTGATTTAGTTGCCTCCATGATCCTGGGCATCATTCCCATGACCTCTGCACGAACAGTCTGCGAAACGCCAGCAGAAAGATTGATTGTTTGATTAACAGTTACACCTGCACCTTGACCGGCAGAATGGTCAATCACAGTCTCATTCGGGTGCAGAATTGCAGGAAAACCGCCCATGCCATCAACGCCACCAGACCTTGAGCCAGTTCCTGTGTATCCACCGCCAGCAAATGTGTAATCGCTCACAAATGATAGATTTTCGCTATCTGGCTGTTTAGATACAAACAAATTACCGATAAATCCAGAAACAGTGCCGCCTGTCAAAACTTTGGACAATGGCTCTGTGATTGATTGTCTGATTTGAATTCTGATGAGGTCATTGATGACGCTGTTTGCAAGGTCTTTGAATTCCAGCTTGCCTGTTTTTACAAAGTTAACAAACGCATCCTCCATGCCATTGAATGCGCGAACAACTGAATCCTCCATCAAATCTGAAATGTCTTTGATAGAGTTGTAATACGCCGTCAATCCTCTTTCTGCGGCAGCACCGAATCCTTGCTCTTTGACTGTTTTATTGAACTCGTCAGTCTTTTCAATAACATCAAACAACATTGACCCATACTCTTCCCAACTGATCTCTCCCATCTTCAAGGCAAGATCAAGTTTGTTGAGTTTCTCAGCCATCTGAGAGATTGGATCAAGACTGTTTTGATATTCTTCTTTTAGCTTTTTAACTCTGTCAACTTCTTTTTCTCCGATCTGTTTGATCAGAGCATCCAGACCTTTGCTCTTTTCTATCTTGTCCAGAACAAGAGCCATTTCGACATAGTTGCTTAATTGCTGCTTCTCTTTTTCGTTCAGCTTGTCATAGCCAAGTGCTTGCAAGAATGTCATCTTGGCAACACCAGCAACATTGTCAGTAACTTTTAGAAGTTCAAGTTTCTGAGCCTCAATCAAACTCAAGATGCGCTCGTTTGGCATCTCGATTTCTTTTTTAGTATCGGTTCCGATTCCTTTGATGAGACCTTGTCGCCTTTTCAATGATTCGTCATGTCCTTTAGAGGAATCATCGCCCAGGGCTTCTGCTTGCGCTCTTTCTTTGAGATAAACAATGACCTTCTTCAAATACTCGATGCGCTTGTTGCTTTCCTCAATCGCCCATTTGCTAGTGAAGGCAGATTGATTTTGCTTCTCGAGTTCTTTGATTTGCTCTGTAATGATTGCAATATTTTCTTGATAATTCTTGAATGGATTTACTTCCATTCCAATTCTTAATGCACCTGAGAACGAACCAAATGCCTTGATGCCATCGTTGAATTGATCAATCAGGCTTTGAAGGCCATTGATGAGTGGAGGCAATGCTTCAACTGTAAGCCGCTTAAATGACTTTACAAGCAACTCGATAGAATCGTTGAACTTTTCTGCTTTTAGTGCAAATTCAGTCGAGAATGTGTTTCCATATTGTTTGAGTCCAGCTGATCCTGTATTGAGCAATGGAATCAACTCTGCTCCGGCTTTGCCAAACAAGGCAACCGCAGCTGCGCCTTTGCCAGCCCCATCTGCCGAGTTTGCAAACGCATCGGCAACCTCTCCAAGCAATGATTCGCTGGATTTCAGATTGCCATTGGAATCACGAACAGAGATGCCAAGTGCGTCAAAGGCATTTTTCTGGGCAGTAGTCCCAATGGAAGCCTCGACAATGCTCCTATTGAATTTATTGATACCTGTTGCTAATTGCTCTTGAGAAACGCCAGCAAGACTAGCGGCATCGGTCATCGCTGAGAGCGATTCAACCGTATAGCCTGTTTTCTGGGAAAGTTTTGCAAGACTATCGGCAGAATCTAGGATATTTTTTACAAATGCCGTTGCTCCAATGGCAGCAAAAACACCTGAAATTTTGCCGATTGCGCCTGTGACGCTTGTTGCACTTGATTTTAGTGAACCGAGATTCCTCTGGACTGCTGCAAATGCTGAACCAGTTTTGTCGGAGGCTGTAATCGCTATGTTGACATCTTTAGTTGCCACTTCTTTGCTCCGATTTCATCTCGAAATATTTTAGCCAGCCAATGAACTCCTCAACTGTCATTTCCTCAATTTCGGCAACCGTCTTGTGCAACTTTTCGGCTAACGAATATTTGAAGAACAGTTCAGGAGTCTCAATTAGTTTTTTCGGATGCCCTCCACATCCACTCGCATTATTTCTTGCGAGATTCGTTCAAGAACATTCGCGTCAACCGACATCCTCAATTGCGGCTTATCTTCAATGGTAAACAAATGTTCGCCTTTTGAATCCAAGCATTTCAACACAATCAATTCAACTATTGCATCAACTTCGCTTCCTGTCCTGGCTGCCACCTGTAATCTTGTCTTGTCCTTTAGCGTAAAAGGCTCAACATAGATCACAAGTGGTTTGCCCTCATCATCTGCCCATTCTGGCACTTCAAAAGTTTTGACATTCAGCGATTTGAAATGGGCAACTGCCCTGCTGATTGCCTTACTCATCAGGCAACAGTCGTTTTAGTCAAAGCGCCTGTCCCTTGGACAGAAATGGATGCCATGACCATGCCATCAAACGATCCAGTTACTGCAACGCTGGTAACAATTGCGGTTCCTGAATAATAAGTGTCGCCAGACGATGCGCCTTCAGGATAGACATTCAAGGTCACAGATGCGCCAATGGTCAAAGCGCCCTGGCCTGTCGTGTCCGATTCATCCCAATGGACATCGAGTGAGCCGCTAAAGCTGGTCAAAGAAGATTGATATGTGCGAGCAGAATCGCCCATCACGGTATCTTCAATGGTATCAGCTGTCTCTGTTAGCGAGTAGCTTTTGATTTCGGCAACAGCGTTTGCGCCGACCTTTACCGTACCTTCTGAACCTTTGTGATTTGCCATTTTTTTCCCCTTTCAGGATATTAAGATTTTATGGGATTAGCCCACAGATTCCAAATCGTTTTCCTTGGTAGTGTAGAACACACTCAAGGTCAACCGCCCAACACCAACAACCTTTTCCCCATCACCAGAATAATCTGCTTCAAATGAAACGATGTCGATGCCCTTTGCCAAACCGCCAAGAGTCTGATGCGAATAAATCGCCTCCTCAACTTCCAGCGAAATTGCGTCCAGCGAATCATCAATGTTTGAATTCGCCATTACATAACTTTCAACCATCACCTCGAGCGTCCTAAGTTGTGTCCTTGGTGGGTTTATTGTTTCGTTGCTTATATCTTCTGACTTTGTATAAATGCAGAGTCCAGGCAATTTGCCTGTTTCAAGAGGATAAATCCTAGACTTATAGACTCTGGTTGATGTGGTTGCCAGACCAGTTAAAGCAGTCACAACCGCATCCCTGATTTGTTTTCTTAGGTGGCTCATTGTTTCTCCAAAGAAATCAATGTGATGCCTGTCCCATCATCTTGAACAACCCTGCTTTTATAAGTTGTCCCAGAAATAACAAAGGTGTCGCCTTCGGTGCAATTGACAACATCAGATGTTCTGCAAGTCAATCTAGGTTGCTGGATTGCAAATCCAACCTCGCCACCAGTATCAACCTCAACATATTGATTGTCAAAGATCGCGGTTATTGTGGCAGCAGAGCCTCCCTGGACTGTATAAGTCACAGACTGCCCAAAGTCAGTAAGCATGATCAAACGATCTGCATCTGTTTCAACTGGCATCTTCTTCCTTCTTGCGAGGTCTGCCCCTACGAGTTACTTTTTGCTCGCTTGATATTAGTCCAATTGAACGATCAAGATTTTCAGGCTCATGGTATGGGACACATCTTCCCATTGCCATAAGATTTCTTGCTTCGTCATCGCTCAATTCGACCACATCTCCGCAAACCGCTTTGCCTAGAGATGTAATCGTGTTTCTTGTTATTTCGTATTTCATAAGAAAAGGGAGGGTGTTACCCCTCCCTATTCAATTAAACGCCATCGTTATTGAAGGCGAACGATACGGCATTGCGAACTGCCACATCCACAGACTGCATAGCAATCACGCGAACTGTGCCAGCTGTGCCGCCGGTGTAAGGATCAACCAGAATGTCCAGACCGCCAAACATACCAATCAGCAGATCAGCAAAGTTGCCGAAATACAGATCGCCAGCAGTTACTTGGTTGGACACGATTGCCCTGTAACCATTGATCGTGCCGTCTGAATCGACAACGAAGATGGCTTGGTTGGTGGCTTTGGAGGTGGTTTTCAGAGCACCATACATTCCGGCTGGCAGAATATAGGCAAGATTGCCACGCAAAGCGTTGTCCTCGGCAACCGCAGTCTCCATTGCAACCACTTCAGCCCAGGTCGGGTTGGCGGCAGCAAAGTCGGTGGGGTTGTTAATACCAGAGGTGTTCTTGATGCCAGTAGGCTGACCAGAAGAACCAGAACCAGCCAAAGCACCAAGGTCAATTGCCAAACCGATAGCATCGGCAAGGTCTTGACGCACCAGGGCTTCCACGCTTGGGTTTGCGCCCATCATCATGTTGCGGCTAATGTCGGTGTAAGCACCAGCGGTCTTGGGAGACATGGTGACAGAACCAATGGTCATTTCGCTCTCAGATGCGGCAGAACCCTCGGTGAACCATCCGGCAGAGGCCATTGCGGACTTCTTCGGAATCTTCACGGTTCCAGAAAGACCAGTCAGCATTGTTGCGCCAGCTTGCATCACGCTCGAGGCGTTACGCAGAGCATCGATGAAGTCACCAGGACGATAGTTCTGGGGAACCAGACCAGCATCGTCAGAGGTGTTCAGATCGCGCTTGCCCCAAGTGCGGAGAACTTCAGCGGGAACCAGAATGCCTTGGGCAGACTGACCATAGGCGCGTTGAGCAGCCTCAGAACACTCAAGTTCAAATGTGGCGGCGCGTTGTGCGGCACGATCAGAGGGATTTGCCAAAGCATTGATGGCGCGGAGCAAAGAATAAGATTTCTCTTCTTTGCGGCTCATGCCAATGTCAGCGGCTTGCTGAACAGGGGCATCATAAGCGCCGGATTGAACGGCGACATTGATATCGTTACTCATCTCAGTTTTCCTTTCGAGAACCTCGGCTCGGACTTCTGTCACCACCTCGGCAGGGGTTTCGGTAATTTGCGGCTCATCGTTGCGCTGTTCGTCAACAGTTTCAGTCAGAACCACTTGAGGCGTTTCCACCTCGGCTTCAGAGGCGATTTCTTCCATCGAACGGCCAACTCCAACCGTGACATCGGCTGGAATCGAAACAATCGAGGCTTCCATCGGTCGCCAATTAGTTGCGCGGAAAGTACGCCCATCGGATGACTTGACCATTTTATTGATCGAGTAACCGATGCTCACATTCCCGCGAATGTTATCGGCAACATCTCCATAAACCTCTGAAGCTAGTGCGCTCTTACCAAAGCGAACATTAGCCCTTAACTTACGGGCATTTGCATCGAGGTCAACGGATTCAATAACACCAATCTGCTTCTCAGGATCATGATCTAGCAGCAGAGGTGCGCGGCCTGAATTAAGAAAACTCAGGTCAATTGCTTCTGGCGAATGAACAAGGACTTCATCGCCAAATGAACGCGCAACAGGGGTTTCAGATGAAATGCTCATCTGGACTCTGCGCTCGTCCTTTATTTCAACTTCCATCGCATCTGCTCGAGTGAATTTAGATTCACCTTTGCGCTCAGGAATGTCAGTTATTTCGTCCATATTTGTTACTCCTTCTTGCAATTCTAATTCAGCATTGTTTTCTTGTGCAACTCGCTCGGTTGCCTCTTCAAACAAAATAGGCTCAAAATCATGGTCTGCAAGCCATTGTTTAGCCTCGGATGGTGTGAATATATCTTTGTCAAACCGGATTGCTTGAAGTTCGGATGCGCCTTCCTTAATCCCATAAATAAAGTCTATTCCATCCCCACCGGCATCATTTTCTCTTGCGAAAGAATCATATTGAGCAGGGTCTTTTAGCCTTGCAGCGTGTTCATTTGGGAATGGTCGCATCTCATCCATTGATCTATCTCCTTGAATCTTTGCCCACTCACGATCTGCCCATGCTTTGCCTGGATCGCCACCCCATAACGCCCAAGCAATCCGACCATTTGATGGGTAGCCATTTTCCCCTGGCCTGAATCCTTCAGCATCTTTATCAACCTCATGCCTTGCAAAGTAAGAAACCATGCGCCCGATTGTGTCATCGCTGAGATTCGCACCATTCACGATGTCTCGCGCTCTGGCAATGCCGACCTCAGTACCGCCGCGCCCAAATTCACGCCGCCAATCCAGACCGCGCTGGGCTTCTTCTTTCATGGATTCTGTTGGTGTAGCCATCATGCAGCCATCAAATAAATGATTTCTTCATCTGTTGGGTTAACAATTCCACTAACTTTAATGTTTTTATATTTAGCAAAACTGTAAACATTTTGAAGATTTATCTTTGCTGGAATGATAACTTTTGTAACAAAAGATTTTGATTGACTTCCAGACAAAGTGATTTTTGAATTGATAATTTCTGGCTTTTGTTCTTCAATGTGAGCAAAAGTGCTGTTTTTCAGCCAATAGCTTGGTTTTTTCTGCCTTATTGTTCCATTGCTTATCTGCGCTTGTTGAGATGCTGCCGTAACAATGCCAATTGATGAATTTATTGTTATTCCATCAATGGATGTGGTTGCATCTAGTTGACCGTTTGCAGTAGTCAAACCTGCTATTGCATTAACGCTTTGACCGATAACAGAAACCAGGGCATCTCCACTAGCGGATACATTTCCTGTGTTCGCAGAAGAGACAACTCCTGTAATCGAAACAAATGCCGTTCCGGTTGCGCTTATTGTTCCGACAGATGTGCTTGCTGATTGACCAGTAACAGATGCAATGTCATTTTTAACAGCGCCATCGTCAAAAAGACCATAAGCGTCATCAAAAAGACCTGTTACTTCATCAAACAACATCACGCAATTCCAATCAAACTGGATGCTCCAGCACCAGGGAAATCAACTGTGAATGTGCCATTTACGCTTGAAATTTCTGAGCCGAAATCAAAAACAGCAACCGCTTTGTTAGATTTGCTCGAGTTGTAGATCAAGCAACCTCTTGCTGTAATTGTTGCGTTTGCAATGGAAACATCTGTAAAGGTTAGATATGCCGTTGAGCCAGAAAGACCTGAGGTAAACCCTGAGAGAGTTGCGCCACCAGCAGAATAGCCAGTTCCGCTGATTTCATTGGTTGAAGAATAAGCGGTTGTGGTTGCGCCTAGCGTTGCAGAACTTGTATAAAGTGCAATCTTATAAACATCAGATGAAGAATGAACTCCTTCGATGATTTCTTGCTTATAAGAGTTGCAAATTGCTGATGTGATGCTCATTCTTCGACCTCATCTTCTTCAGATTCTGCGCCGATCACAATTCCATTTTCACGAATCAATTTGATTTTTTTCTTGCGAATCTTGCCATTGTTTTCAATTTTAAGATTCAGTTCCATAGGATCATTTTTGATTGTGAAGTCAGGATTTATATTTATGACTTGCTCGCTTCTTTGAGGTTCATCTGCTGATTGATCTCCCTCAATCTCTGCTTGAACTGGCATCTTTGCCCCAAATGGTTCAAATGCCAGCTTCACACCATAATTTGCAGCCATCTCTTTTTCTGCCTGAATCTGGTCGAATGTTTCCTCGACATCTCGACCATACTGATTCGCAACATCCTGAAGGCTCAATATGCCGTTGTTGATTCCGATGACCGCAGCGTTCATCTCTTTGAGTGGGTCAACCCATTGGAATCCCCTGGCCCTGAAGATCGTTGCATCTGCGAACTTGTCAAATCTGCTGGCTGGAATGTTGATCGCGCCGTTCTCCATGATCTTCATTAGGAATTCGCGGAATACAGGCTCGACAAAATGCTGAATCAGGAAGTCTTGGACAACCTTCCATTGATCACGATCCTCAAGAGCGCCCTGACGAATTGAAGAATAAGAGACTCCCTCGAGGTCATTTGCCAGCGAGGTGTACGACACACCAAGGCCAGAAGCAATGCCTCTCAGGACTGCTTTCTCGAAATCAGCAAATGCGCTTGTTGGATGGGTCGGATCAAACTGAGTGAAGTTCACGCCATCTGGCAGCTGGTGGAATGTTCCAGGTTCGGCTTCCATGATTGGCACTTTGTCCTGCATATCATCAGGTTGAAATCCATCACCTCCTGGGCTTGTGAAGAATCCCATCTTTGATGCGCCAACCCTGGCTGCAACAAGTTCAGCCTCACGATAACCATGCAACATCTTGAGCGATGAGATTGCCGGAGCCATCCAAGGAGCGCCTCGAGTCTGCATTGCCCTTTCAGGCAAGAAGCAATGGATCATCTTATCGGCTGGAACTCTGTTGTAAGTTCTGCCCATCCATTGAGATTGATTGTCGCCTGGGTGAGAGGTGAACAAGTGGTAAGCAACAGGACGATTGAACTTGTCGAGTTCAACGCCCATCCTGATCCTATTGCCATTGGAGAGAATCAAATTGTATTCTTCGTCCAGCAGATCAGATTCGATGAACTCAAGCGCGAAGCCGAATTCATTTGGATATTTGACCAAACGAACAAGCACCTCACCATCTCTGATAAGGGTTTCTACGAATAGCCGTTGAGCATCAACCCAGGACATTCGGCCATCAACGGTGCAATAGCCAATTCTTCCCCATTTTTTCCAAGCATTCTCAATGATCGAATTGCCGACAACATCCATTGATCCGTTGTCGTTTCGAGCCTTGACTTGGAGCGTAACCCCACGATCTCCGACTACATTTGCTTTGCTGAGATTGATGAACCTGCGAGCATATTCGTTGTTTCTGCTCAGGTCTCTGCATCGGTTTCGGAGGGTTTTTAGTGCGCCTCGGATTTCCTCATCAGCAGATTGTGAACTTGCAATGAAATCTGAGAAAAGCCGACCAGTTGCTGCACCGGCATAGACTCGTTTTTTGATTTGTTTTTTTCTTTTGAATAAGCCGAGAATGTTCATCAGAACCTCACCTGAATGGTTGATCCGGTGGCAATTCCTCTACGAATTCGCTCGCCAATTTCTTCCTTGCGATGTTCTTGTTTGTAGTAATCACGCGCCTGGATCAGTTCTTGAAAAGTTAATTTTGTGAGAGATCGGCCAGCAATTGAGTAATTTGCCACATCTGAATCTGCCTTGCCAGATAGCAAAGATTCAATCTTTGTGATCATTATCTCCGCATGAGTGCGCGGGTCGGCATTATTGGCATCCAGATCAACAATGGCCTCGAAATAGCCACGATCTACAACGATTCGATTGCCACTTGAATTTTGAACAATCTCAAGTTGCCAATGGTATTGACCGGCATTAAAACCAGCACTCGTTGCACTTGTTACTGTGAATAGATAAATTCCATCAGAATTTGTACCAGTAACCTGAATTTCACTTGCACCTCCACCTGTGATCCTTGCAATATAAGTTGCTGTATAGGATGCTGGAGGATAATCTGAACTTAGATCGGTGAGTTTCCATTGAATGAAGTCGCCGACAACGATCTTTTCGGGAACAGCACTTGGCGCATTGGCAGCGTCAAAAAGGTTTGACATCAGAACCCCTTAGACAATTTTCACAAATTTTAACGCCATCTGTTCACAAAAGCCGAATTCTTGTTTGCTGACATGATTGGCCTTTGTTTCTTAACTTCCTCGATAGCGGTTTGTCTGATGATAACCGCGCGCGCAAGGTTTGACAAATTGACATTCAACAAGGACAAAGCAGCCATCGCATAAACCCGCACATCAAGGGCTTCGTTTCTTGGTCGAGTCTTAATAAACTCTTGTCTGGCAAAGCCTTTGTGGTATCTGGTTGCGATCTTTTCAGCAGTCAGCTGCTTGAAATATTCGTCGTCTCTGTCCATTGGGAAGTGACAATAGCCAGCCCCAGGCTCTGTAATCCGCAATCGGCTAAATAATAAATGCTTGGCAGTATCAACCCCAACCGGAAACAGCTTGATCTTGCCAATATTGTTCTTTGATGGTTTGCCAATTAAAGGTTTGCCATCCCCACCAACGCCTTTGATAGCAAAGACTCGCTTGCCTTCTCTTTGTGATGCGTATTTATAAACAGCTTGAGTATTGTGGCCGCCAGAGTCAATGCAAGATGCTCGAACAATCATGTCATTGCCTGATTCATGCTCAAATGTTTGAAACAAAAACTGATCCAATTCAGCCCAAACAGATGGGGCAGATGGGTCGCCATGAATGGTTCGATAAGCAATAGACCAGCTTTCCTCATCCTTGCCCCAACCGACAATTTCAGCCTCTAGCCGGTCATCCTGGACATCGACTCCAGCTGTTAGTATTAAAACATCCTCTGGAATTGCCTCCCATTCCTCGCGTCTATCCATAAGTGAGTGCTCACTAACTTGTTCTCCCTGTTCTTCCCAGGTCTCTCCAAGATAGGTATTGATCCAGACTCGCAGGGTTGCTGGTTGTTTCTTTGCCTCCAAGAAATCACGAACACCATCAGCGATTGGTGTCCAAGGCGAATAAAGTGCGGAAAGGTGAAACCCTGCTATTCCATTGAAAGGCGCGGTCGCAAGCCATTCGCCAGATTTGATTGCCCTGAGCCTGTCTGATTCATCCCAAAGTGTTCCACAATCCTCACATGAGTATTTAGCGGTTTCTGGCTTGCCTTCATCCCATTTGACATTTGCCCACTTCATTTCTTGTGGATGCTCGCAATGTGGGCATTTAACAAAGAATTTCCGCTGATCTGAATCCTCATAAGCCATCTCAATTCGACTTGCTCCTTTGTTTGTCGGAGTCGAGACCATCGCAATCTTGCGATTCCAGAAGGTTGCAGATCGTTTCTTGCCTAGCGAGATTGGGTCGCCTTCAGAACCAGCTGATACAGGATAGCGATCAACTTCGTCAAACAAAACGACACGAATCGGACGGGAAGCCAAACTAGCTGGACTGTTAGCGCCGCAAGCAGTAATGTGCCCACCAGGAAAAATCTTATGAAGTGTTGTATTACCACTATCCCTAGCGCGAGGGTCTTTAACAAGGTTAGAAAGAGAAGGGGTGTCGCGCAGCATAGGAGCCAGACGGTCTTTGCTCCAAGTCTGAGCCATGTCCAGGGTTGGTTGGACAACAAGGATAGGCGATGGGTCTTGTTCAATGAAGTATCCAACAATGTTATTCAGAATTTCAGTCTTTCCGCATTGAGCAGATGACATGACCACAACTTCACGAACAGTCGGGTCATTGAATGAATCCATGATGCCGCGCTGATACTCTGCCCTTGCCGTGACCCATGATCCAGGCTCGGCAGATGCCTCTGGAGACAATCTCCGAAAAGAATCAGACCATTCACTAATCTTGAGATCAGGTGGTGGCTTCAGGCTCTGAAACACCTTCGTCAGGATTCTCTTCAGACTCGGATGCCCTGATAGGGTTAGTGACATGGATTTCTATTCCTTCAAGTTCGCTCAATGCCTCGAATATATGCTCTTTCAGCACAGATTTCACCTCGGCAAGAGATTCGGCCGCAAAGATGTCTGGTGATGCCTTTGTTGGAAGAGACAACATTTTTGCTCTCATGTTAGCAGCAGCCTCGAGCCATGCGGATTCAATGTCGTCAGCAGGGATAAGTCTATCTTCCATCTGCGCCTTCTCCATTTCCATGATGTCGGCTTTTGCTCTGGTAAGTCTCATCCGATGAGTTGTGTAATCATCCTCTGGCAAGTCTTTCTTGAGATTGCCCATCCGCAAATATTGAATGTAAGCACGAACAACTGGAACAAGTTCATATCGCCCACGCTCATGTTTGGGGATTATTCCCTCTCTTGCAAGCTGATTAACGCGCTGAGGTGTTAAATCAAGCAGTTTGCAGATCGTGTCAATTGGGACTGTCGTTGTCATTTAATAAATCGTTTCAGATGGTTTTATTACCGAAATGAAAACCTTTGATTGTTAGTTGTCACTAACTTTTTGTCGGGGTCGCGAAAAACC